GTCAGCGGCGACGCCCGTTACCTGCTGAAGGTGAACGGCCAGGTCGTCGCGTCCGGTCCCCAGTGGGGCGCAGCTCCCTCGTGGCGCTACGAGAGCATCGATCTCGCGCCCTGGCTGCAGGCCGGCCCCAACGTCATCGCCGCGCGGGTGCGCAGCTATGGCGACGGCGGACCGCTCGCCAGCATGGGCCGTCGGCTCGGGTTTATTCTCCAGGGAGACACGGCAACGGAACGTATCGTCGATACGGGCGACACGTGGAAAGTCTGGCCGGATACTTCCACTCGTCCCTTCACCGACGATCGCGCCAAGCTGCACACTTACTTCGCGCTCGGACCCGGCGAGACGCACGATGGCACCCAACATCCGTGGGGCTGGGAAACGGCCGCGTTCGACGACCGCGCGTGGCACACGCCCAAGCGCACCGGGGTCGGTCTGCCCGAGGGCTGGGGCGCCGAGGACGGACAGTGGCTGAGCCCGCGCACCACGCCGCTGATGGAGATGAAGCCCCTGCCCCCGCCGGGCGTGCGTCGCTCCGAAGGCGTAACGTTGAGCCCCACTTTCGCCCCCGGCCTGGCGCCGTTCACCGTGCCGGCCAACAGCAAGGCCAGCGTGCTGCTCGACCAAGGCTATCTCACCAATGCTTACCCGCAGCTCACCGTCTCCGGCGGCAAGGGCGCGCGCGTGCGGCTCAACTATGCCGAGGCGTTGGTCGACGAGAAAATGAAGAAGGGCAATCGCAACGACATCGAGGGGCGCCAGCTGGTGGGCATGGGCGACGAGTTTCTGCCCGACGGCGGGACCGACCGGCTCTTCGCCTCCGACGACTGGCGCACGTTCCGCTTCCTCGAGTTGCAGATCGAGACCGGCGCCGAGCCGCTGACGGTGCAGAACCTCTTCGGGGTATTCACCGGCTACCCGTTCACCGAAAAGGGTTCCTTCAGCAGCGACGATCCGCGCCTGACGAAACTCTGGGAAATCGGCTGGCGCACCGCGCGCCTGTGCGCGGGCGAAACGTACTTCGATTGTCCCTATTACGAGCAACTGCAGTACGTCGGCGACACGCGCATCCAGAGCCTGATCTCCTTCTACGTCGCCGGGGACGACCGTCTGGTGCGGAACGCGATCGAACTCTACGACCGTTCGCGCCTGCCCGAGGGCATCACGCAAAGCCGGTATCCGTCGGCCAGCGCGCAGCTCATTCCGACCTTCTCTCTGTTCTGGATCGACATGATCCACGACTACTGGCGCCACCGGCCGGACACCGAGTTCGTCCGCGCCCGCCTGCCGGGCGTGCACGATGTGCTCGCGTGGTACGAGCGCCATCTCGATCCGCAAACCGGTCTGCTCGGCGCCCTGCCCTACTGGCCGTTCGTGGATTGGAGTCAGGACCGTCTCTGGCCGGTCGATCCCCGGCTCGGGCTCGGTGGCGTACCCCCCGGCGGACGCGAGGGCGGTTCGGCGACGATCACGCTGCAACTGGCTTACACGCTCCAGCATGCCGCGGAGCTCTACGATGCGTTCGAGCTGCACGATGAAGCCGCGCACTATGCGCAACTCGCGGCTCGGCTCAGGAACGCTGTGAAAGCACGGTGCTGGGACGCGGAACGCAAGTTGTTCGCCGATACGCCGGCCAAGAAAAACTTCAGCCAGCACACCAACGTTTTTGCCGTGCTGTCCGGCGCCATCGACGGTGCCGCGGCCCGCGACCTGATCCAACGTGTGGCCGACGACACTTCACTGGTGCAGGCGAGCGCCTACTTCAGCTTCTATCTCCTGCGCGCCATGAAGCACGCGGGGCTTGGTGACGAATACGTGACACGCCTCGCCCCGTGGCACCGTATGGTGACAGAAGGCTACACCACGTTCCCCGAGATTTTCCACGGCGCGCGTTCCGACTGCCACGCATGGAGCGCCTCGCCGCTGTATGAATTACTCGCGACGGTGTGCGGCATCGAACCGGCTTCGGCCGGATTCGCCACCGTGCGAATCGAGCCCCACCTCGGTTCGCTGCAGCACGTCGAAGGCAAGGTGCCGCACCCGAAAGGCGAGATCGTCGCGAAGATCCAGCGCGTGGGCGCCGGCGTGAAGGCGGAGATCACGCTGCCTGCCGAGATCGGCGGGGAGTTTGTCTGGCAGGGAAAGACTTATGTCCTCCGCGGCGGGCAACAGGTGATCGATGTGCCGGCAGAGTAGTTGGTAATTGGTCGTTGGTATTTAGGTGCGGACCGAACCACCCCATACAACGACCAGCTACTTCCTCTGCTTCCGCCGTCGCGGCAAAACTACGATCAGCTTACCGGCCACGAACGCCTCTTTCTGTGGCCGCGTGAGTTGCTTCAACTGGTGCTCGCGCCGGAGCGCGCGGCCGACGGTCATCGGCCCTTCCTGACACACCAGAGTGAGCGGGCCGCGGGAGCGGGTGTACTTGGCGCCCTTCCCCGCGGCGTGCAACGCGAGCCGCGCGGCGATATCGCGCGCCGTGCCGGTGTAGAGCGAATCATCCCCGCAGCGGAGGATATAGACGTAGGCGCGACTCCGGCTGGGTCGCTTTTTAACCACGGATTTCACGGATTGCCACGGATGGATGCACCAGGACCGATGTAACTTCCGGCGGGGTTTAGTTATAATTCCAGTACGTTTGATAATAGAAGCCCTTTGGCCGGCGCGCGCGGGGGCGCGGCCGGAGGGGTTTGCAAGGGTCTAAACCGGCCCCTGCAATGTCAAGGAACCGGCCTTGCAGGACCAGTGGTCGCGGGCCTCGATCGGGGTCCAGACTGGCCTCCCCAGGCGCTCGTTGACGGCGTTGTGAAACCGGACGGTCCAGGCGAAGTAGGCGTAGGCCTCGAACTGAGGGGGGTTCGTTTGCAGCCAGGCCTTGGCGTGCTTGCTGCATTCGCCGCACGGGAGTCGGCTGAGGACGTTGGCTGCGATCCAGGGGGTGTCATCACCGCCTTCCCATGCCAGGGCTCGGCGGTGCCAGGCAGCCCAGATTTCTGCGCCGCCGAAAGCCGGCCGCATGCCTTCCGCGATGGCTTGCCTCATCATCTGGGCCACGGTCGGGCGGGCGGCGGGCGCCTGCTTTTGCAGGGCGGGGTTGCGGACGTTGAACCAGACTGTGCTCATGCGACCAGGGTGACCGTGAGCGCTCCGACCTTGGTGTCCCAGCCGGCTTCGTTCGGCACGTCGATCCAGTCCGTTGTATGGACAGGGGTGGTGACCGTGACCTCCTGGACGAGGTCGCCGTAATATTGATAGGCCAGGCTGGAGCCGTTTTGCCGCCGATAGATCTTCCAGGTGAGGTGATATGTCTTCGATGGGGCGCCTCCGCCAGGGTGGGCATTCTGCAGCTGGCCGCGCACATTGAGCCATCGAAAGCCAAAGACTTTGTTGCCCGGCGTGCGGCCCGTGATGAAGGCCGGCAGGTCACACCCGCCGCCGATCCAGTCGGTGATCCCATTCATCGCCCGCGTGGCCGCGTCCTGGTCGGTGTCCTCGTCGCTGAGCTGTTCCTGCACGGTGCCGTTCGCTTGCACGTAGCTACCCAAGCCATCGCTGAGGCAGGTATCGTTCCCGGTGGTGGTGCGGATGGTCGGCGAGGTGCTCACGCCGGCGAGGCCCCCATAAACGTCGGGCGGAATATCATCAAAGACGGAATCGTCGCCAGGATCGCCGTCGACCGTGCGGGTTGAGTTATTATCCAACGCCTGAACGCACGTCCCCGAATTGTACACCTCTTCGATGTCCCAGGCGTCGACCGTGAGGGTCGCGATCTCTCCATACACCTCGACGCCGATGGCCTGATATTCGAAGCCGTCTTCCTGCGGCAGATCCTGCCAGTCGGAGGTGTGGCCCGAGCCGGAAGCCGTGAAAAAAACCATGATTGGCGTCCCGGTGTCGACGAAGGACCCCATCGATCCGGCCGTGCGTTTGCCGACGATGATCCGGCCCTCGTAGTTGGCGCCGCTGGTCAAGCCACTGCTCACGACTATGCGGGATTGGACTTGGCGGAAGCCGAAGGAAAAATCCCCGGATCCCCGCGTGTCCTTATAGGTGTACTGCGAGCTGCAGTCTCCGGCGCCGCCCCAGTCCATCTCGCCGCCTGCACGGTCGATCGCATCTTGCTCGGTGTCCTCCTCATCCAGCGTCGTGGTGATCGGAGTCGAGACGATCCCGCGGGTCGGGCCAGCCGTGGTCCCTCCACACGAGACGCAATCGCCAGCATTACCAAACACCGCCTCAGTAAGACCCGCCGACCATACGAGCGGAGCGGAGAGCTGGGTGCTCGTGCATGCCACGGTGCCACCGGGGAAATTGCTGGGCCAATTCGAGGAGTTCGTTGGGAAGTCCGATGAAACCCCCTCGGTGGAATTCAGTGTGACCAAGCCCGCGGCGGCACCGCAATCCACCCCTGGGGAATCTACGCGATATAGCTTTGAGACCATCGCGTTGCTGAAGGCTGCGGTATCTTTGTCGTATTCGGCCGCGCCGCTGAGTTCATACTCGGCGCGCTGCGAAAGCACATTGTTGCCGTGGCAGCTAAACAGGCTGCCGCCATACTGGCACGAATAGATCCGGCCGGCGACCACCTTCCGCCGGTACTTCCTCGGAGGATCAGAGGGCGCGAGCCCATCGAAGCCAAACTCGCTAAATCCGATGAGCGTGCCGGTGCTCTCCTTGCTGCGGCACTCCAGTCCGGCGCTCACCGAAATTTCCCCGGAGCATACGCTGTCGAGGTAGCGAGAGAGCGTCATGGTCCCCGTCGTCTGGCGGCGGCGGAACCAGTGTTCGGGCGGATCCGCGAATTCCGGGATTCCGCAGATCTCGGCCGCGCCACTTTTGAAGCGGCATTCCGTCGTACCTTTCGCCGCGCCGCAGCTGCAGGCGTCGACCAACTGGCCGCAATCGCAGCATCCGGTTTTGTTCACGATCGCCACGGCTAGGCTCCGATCACGGTTTTCTTCACGGGTTGACCATCGACGCAGAACTCCGCCGTGAAGGTAGAGTTGCCCGCGCCGGTGATCTGACTCGAACTCCCGGCGCCGCCGTTGCCCGTGCGATCTCCTGGCGAAACGTCGGGCGCGCCGCCGGGCCCGCCATTCTCCGCGGGCACGCCTTCCGTGCCGTTGTGCCGCTTCGCCGTGTCGTCGCTCGCCGCCTTCGAGTTCTGGGCCTTGCTCATGAGGTCCCGGAAATCGTATGCGCTGAGGATCGGCGGCAGGCCGAGGGTGATCGTGGTAATGCCGCGATCGATGTCCTCGGTGACCGAATTGATCTGCGCCGCCATCGCGCTCCAATCGGGGTTTCCGTTGAGCAGGTTGAGCAGCTGGCCAGGACGCGCGAACCCGGTGCATTCGCCGCTCTCATCGACGTGCGCCAGCTGGCCTTCCCAGAAGGCAGTCGCGAGCGACGCATAGTAGGCGGCCGCGAGACCGTAAGGCACGGCCTCGGCCTGATCGGTGCCCTGGTTGGCCAGGGTGAAGGCGGCGAAGATCACGTCGACGCCGGCGACGGCGCCGGCGGTGTCGTCGAACGCGCGCGGGTACCAGGTCGAGTCGAGCGCATTGAGTTCCAGTCCGTTGAAGGTGAAGACGACGCCTGCCGGCACCAGGTCATCACGCCGGCGCAGTGAGCTAAGCCCCGTGAGGCGCTTGTCATCGAGATCGATCGCGAGCGCGGACATCGCCGCGCGCCGTTGGATGACAAGGGTTGGCGCCGGCGTCGTCGCGTAGTTGAACCACGTGGCCGCGTCCGGTGTCCATTCGAGCTGCCTGCGAATGGCGGCCGCGCACGTAAGGTTGGCGGCTTCGGTGAGCGGCGGGGTGATGCCGTCGGCGAGCGCGCTGACGATGAAGATCCCGCTCATCTGGGTCAGGGCATAGGCCGCGATGTCGGCGATCGTCGCGTCGGTCGTGCTCTTCCTTCCCCATGCGTCCTGTCCGAGCACGACCTGCGGCGTGTAGCGCATGAGGAGCCCGGAGAAGTCTTCGGTCTTCAGCGTGCGCCGCTGCTGATAGACGATGCGCTCCAGCATTGCCCAGGGACCGGCTACCGTGATGGTCCAGGACTCGCGGCCGCTCTCGCCATCCACCGACGCCGTGGGAGGCTGCACCCGCCCGGAAAAATACGTCGTGCTGCCCCGGAGCAACACCAGCGGCTGATCGTAGGCGAAGGGACAAGCATCGAAAATATTCTGGCGCGGGCACCGGAAGACGAGCTGGTCGGCCGCCATGTTGCGGCGGCTGAGCTCCAGGCCGACTGCGCCCCACGCTTCGGCTGTCTTCGTGACGCCACCGTAACGGATTTTCCAGAGGGATGAGGCCATGGTCGGGATCAGCCGCCGGCGGCGCGCTCGCGCTCGATCGCGAGGCGCTCATCGAGCTTGGCGCTCTTGTCGCTGACGGTCTTCGCGAACTTGCCGACCGAGTCCAACGTCGTGGCGATCGCTGAACCGGCCGCGTTCACCGCGCGCTCCACGGATGCAGAATCGCTGACCGCGTAGGTCTGTCCGCCGCGCGTGATCGTGCCGCCGGAGCCCTTTGATTTGGTTGCGGGCGCGGCCACGTCTTGCGCGATGACCGCGTCGATCGCAGCGGCATCCTTCTTGTCTTCGGACGTGGCGCCCTTGCCGCTGGACTCGTGCGATTTCTGGGCGAGGGTCGCCTTCAGGATCTCGCGCTGGATGGCGACGATCTCCTTGGTGTCCTTGGCCTGGTCGATAATAGCCTGCTGCGTCTGGATGACGTTGGAGTTCGCCTCGTAGCCCTCGTCAGCTTTGCCGCGCGCGGTCTCGAGCTTGGCTTTCGCGTCGAAGGCCTCCTTGCGGGCGCGCTCGGCAGCGACGCCGGTGTCGGATGCGCCGAAGCTCGCGGCCGCGGAGCGTTTGTTTTCGTAATCGATCTCGGCGCTGGAGACGCCGGCGCGGAGCTCATCATTGCGCTGCTGGGCGGCACGGATCGCTTCCTCGGCCGCGCGGGTTTTGGTCGCTCCTTCGAAGTCGGAGGTGTTGAGATCGGCGAACTGGTCGCTCGCCTTGTTGGCGTCGCGCCGACGGGCAAAGTCGCGGCTGATCTTTTCGCGCTGTTCGGGAGTCGCGGCCTTCTCCAGGGCGCGCTTCTCCTCGATGTCGAGCGTGGTGTCGCGCAGGCTGCGCTCGGGGTCGCGCTTCTTGTCCGCGCGGGAGTAGGACGCATCGATCCGCTTCTGCGCCTCCTCGGCGGCAGTCGCGGCGTCGTTCGCCGCTTTGATCTGCTTGGCGTATTCGGCGACGACGGCCGCGGTCTCTTCCTCGAGGAGCTTCTTGCGCTGGGCGGCCGAGGATGCCGCGTTGTCGAGGATGCGCTGATTGGCGGCGATAACGTCGTCCGCATATTGGTTCACTGCGGCGGTTGCGATCGCGAGCGGAGCCGCGACGGCCGCACCGGCGCCGGCGCCACGAGCGAGCTGGGCAAAAAGCGATGCGAGTCTCGGCGTGGCCTCCGCCGATGCCTTGCTGATCTTTAGAAATCCCTCGCCGACCTGCAGGAGATTGCCATTGAGCCCGCCGCTGACCACGTCGCGCACGCCGGAAAAGCCCAGCTTGGCGCCGTTGAGGCTCTTGGCGAGGGACTCGGCCGACTTGGCGTTCCGATCCGTGGCGTCGATGTTCCGCAGGGTCTCTTTCGCCTGCTCCTTCATCTGGTCCGTCACTCCGCTGCCTTGCTTCTCGATCCGCTCCAACGCGCGCCCAAAGGTGTCCGTCGCCTGCGTGCTGGTTTCAGCCGCCTTGCCGGCGCCCTGCAGGGACGCTGCAATCTTGTCTGCGGAGGTGTCGAGCCGGCCGGTAGCGGCGGCCGCCGCATCCATTTCCTTGGCCAGGGCCGCGACCTGATCCTTCGTCGTGACGATGCCGCGCGTGTCCGCGATCGTCTTGATCAGGATCTCGAGGGAGAGCTGGTCGGCCATGGAGCGGAGGGCGAAGGCGGCGGGCCCGGCCTATTTCTTCTGCGGCAGGAGCCAGCGACGGATCACGGCGAGCCCGGCGGGCTTCACCTTCGCGTTCGCGATTTCCTCGTCGCTCAGGTTGAGCGCGGCGAGGTCGACCTTGATCTGGGCTTCGGCCGTGCCTTCGAGTTCAGCGGTGAGCTTTTGGACCTGCAGTTCGGCGTCGGCCGGCTGGGACTTTGCCAGGGCGCGCAGCGCGCGCTGGTAGGCGACCTTGCCCTTGTCCAGGGATTCGACGTGCGGGCGCAGCGCGTTGAGGTTGTCGGCCGCGGCGACGGTGTTCGCCGGCGAGAGACCGGCCTCGGTGGTGGCGAGGGCGACGTAGAGTTCCGAGGCTTGCGCGCGGGTGAGGGCGACCTTGTCAGCGTGGAGCAAGGAGCAGGGAGCGAGGAGCAGGATGAGAAACGAGAGGCGGAGATTCACGGGTCAGTCCTTCGTGGTTTTCGCGGGGATGTAGAGGGTGGTCCCGCCGACCTCCACTTCGACGCTGCGATTGGGGCTGGTGAGAGTAACGGAGTCGACGGTGCCGAGCTTCCAGTTAGCGGACGTGCCTCCGCTCGGGGCGGAAGTGGAAATCACACCGGTCACAGCCAAGCCACTAGATGTGAGCGATGCTATCGTGAATCCAGAGACTTTCAGATTGAGCGCTTGAGCAGTCCCGGTGCCTGCTTTGCCCGAATCGATATGCGTCTCGCCTGTGTTTGCCTTTATGTTGAGGAAATTGGTGTTGGCTGTATCCGCGCCAGCGTAGAGGATGAAGTTCGATTGAGTGGCTGTACCGCTAGGGGTGATCAGCGCAAAGCCGACGCCGTTCGCATCCGACGAGATCAACTTAACGCCGGTCGCCGTCGCGGCGCGGATCGTGCCTGCATCCAGGTTGCCGCTAACCGTCACCGCCGTCGTGAAGGTTGGGCTATCCGCGCGAACAGGCGCGCCCGTGCCGGTTGCGGTCGTCCAAACCGGCAAAGCACTCGCGCCGCCACCAACGAGAATCTGGCCGGTGGTACCGGCGGCGAGCGTCTGCTGGGCGCCAGTGGCCGTTGTACCCGCAGCAATCAGGCCGTAAGCCGTGGTCCCGGTCACCCGGCCCGTCCCACCCTGGGGAACAGTAACGGCCGCAGCGTCCGAAAGCAGCGTGCCGCTAGTCGGAAGCGTCAGGCTCGTCGTGCCGGTCGTGGTCAGCGTCAGCGAGTTCGCGCCGCTCAGCGTGAAGTCGCCGGCGACCGTGATCGTGCGGCCGGTGTTGGCGGCGTTGGTGCCACCCTTTGCACCGGTGAGCACGCCCTGTAGGTCGGGCAGATCGAGGATCCCTTCGAGCGCGGTCTCCAGGCTGCCGATCGTGATCGACTTCTTCGCGTCGGAATCGGCGGAGTCTTCAATCAGCAGATAGTCACCGACGACGGGCGTGGCCTTGTTCGCGACGCCGGAGATCTCGGCCGCCACGTCGACGTGGACGGCGGCCGCATCGGTGACGCTGCCACCGCCACCGCCGCCGGCGCCGCCGATGACACGCCACCGATCAACCGCACCGGCGTAGTAACGCAGGAGAACGGAGGAATGCGGCCCGACCGTGACATCGTCAGCCAGGTCAAAGCGATTCTCCTCCGTGCTCGAGCCGGACTCATCGGCGAGCACGAGGTCGAAGCTGCCGGTGTTGGTGACCAACTTGATCTCCTTGTCGGCCCCGGCGGCCAGGCCGGTGAGCGTGCGCGCTGCGTCGGTGCTCAAGAGGAGTTCGAACGCGGCCGCGTAGCCGGTCGGCGCATAGTCGTCCTGGTCAGACGTGATCTGCGCCGGCGCGATCGTGCCGGCGGTGGCGGTGCCGACGCGCAGGGTCTTCTGCACGTTGAGGTCGCCGATGATGTCGGCTTGGCAGAGGACAGGGGACAGAAGACAGAGGACAGTAAGGAGTTTTTTCATGGCTAAAGGATGGCGGTCCAGGAGAGCTTGTAGCCGGAGGCCGGCACGGCCGCGCCGAGCTTCACGGTGAAGCCGGCCTCGGTGATGTCGTCCTCCAGATCGACGCGGAAACCGTCGCCGCCGATCGGCTTGATGAGCGTGACGACGATGCCGCGCGGGGCGGACGCGAAAGGATTGTCGAAGACGATCGCTTTCGATTCGTCGCCCTCGGCGAGGTTGGCGACTCCGACTTTCATGCGGTCTGTGTCCTCTTCGAGATCCTCGGGCACGTCCTCACTGGTGAAGCGTGACCCGCGGAAGTTATAGGTGACCTCGCATGCGACGCCGCGCACCTGGCTGACCTGCACGTTGACGACGGCATCCGCCATGACCAGGGCAACGGCGGCGTCATCATCGATGAGCGTGAGGTCGGCCTGCTTGGGCAGGATGTCCTCATGCGTGGCGAGGAAATAGAGGAGTGCCGCCTCCGAGGCGAACAGCGCGGTGACCTTGAACGAGAACTGCTTTGGCTTGCGGCCGCGCGCGTAGAGCGTCGCGAAGTCCGCGCGCATGAAGCTGAACTCATCGACAATGCACTCGCCCGACGGGCCGGTGAGTTCGAAAGGCCCGACCCGGCCAAGCGCCAGGGAGGGCGATGCGAGCAGCGTGGTTGAGTAGAGGACGCGCACAAGGGAGGGCGGAGGTGCGGTTGCTCAGGAGGTCGGGGCCGCGGTGCCGAGATAAAACAGATCCTGACCGGGCGTCGCGTGGCCGGTAATGGCCAGTTCGCCCGCGCGCGGCCCGTTGCTGAACGTCTGCGGCAGCGTGCGCGGCGCTCCGTTGCGCAGCGCAACGTACACGCCGGCGGCCTGGGCGATGAGATCGCCGCGGACCTTCGACTTGCCGATGCCGGCGCCGGCGCCCTGCATCTTGAGCAGGTCCTGCAGTTGCGATTCCTTGAAGCCCTGGGGCGTGAGGGTCGCGGTGGCGGCGACGCCGCTGAGCATCATGCCAACCTGGCCGCGGGCATCCGTGGTGATGGGCGTGAGATTGTAGCTGGGTGAGATCGTCACCGGCCCGCGGCTCTTGAAACTGTCGAACGGCGTCGGTCCGAAGCTGCAGCTGAAGTCCTTGGTCGGGATGTCGGTCGCGGCCGGGGGGACATCCACCAGGGCTTCCTTCGTGACCGTATAGAGCGAATTCGCGTCCTCCCAGTCGGCACCTTCCTTGATGAAGGCCATGAAGGCCATCTGGCCCAGGATGGTCTGCACGGCCGACAAGGCCGCAGGCGGCGGCGCGGAGATCGCGGAGTTATGCAGCGTGATCTTCCGATTCTGGTAGGTGTGAATCACCGTTGTCTCTTGCTCGATCAGCCCGAAGTCCCCCGTGCCCGCATCCGCGATGGCGACCTTGTTGGTCGCGCCTTCCGCGTCCGCTTCAGTGGGATGGAAGCTGATCACGTCCTCCTCCGAGCCTTCCGGGTGGCCGACATAATAGAGGGTCGCGGCATCGAGGCCTCCCGGCAGGGTATCGGCGGGGAACGCGGCGATGCGCACCGGGCAACCGAGGCGCGGCCGCGAACTACCAATCAGCGTCAGCGTGTCCGCATCGGCATCCACCGAAGCCACATCGTGGCGCGGCGTGATCAGCTGACCCGGTGTGTTGCGGCGGAACCGGTAGAGGACATTGAGCTGTGCGAGAGTATAGACCCCGAGCGGCGTCCCCGTGATCACATACGAGTTCGCCAGGGCGCGGAGGTCCAGCGGGCCGTAGGCGTCGGACTCCACCGGGAAGATTTCGGAGAGCGGCGTGGCGGTGAGGCCGCCGCGGAAATCGAGCTTGATGCCACGGTGTTTGACGACTGCCGGGCCGAGAGGTTCGAGAGCGAGGTTCATGATGCGTGATTCGGGTCTGGGATTTCGGAACTAGGTTCTGGAAAAATTTAGGTGAACGTGGCGGCGGAAAGGTCGCTCGGCGCGTAGCCGTCGAGGGTTTGCGCGACGAGCAGCGTGGAGCCCACGGTGACATTGAGGGGCGCTTCGTAGGGCAACGTGGGGTAGCTGCCATCGAGGGAATACCAGATCGCGGCACCGGGAAATCCCGTGAGTGTGACCACGACCGGCGACGCGCCCTCCTCCGGATCGATAAGGACCGCGGGAAGCTTCGGGATCTCCTCGTCGCGCGCCAGGCGGCGGAAGGTCAAGACCATGCTGTCGCGGGTCGTGACCGCTTGCGGCGCCGGGACCATGCCAGCGAAGGCGTAGGGGCCGAACCCGAAATTGCGGCGATGGCCCAGCTGCCGGCAGCGCTCTGCCAACTGCCAGGAGGTGATCTCCGTGCCGGCCGAGGTGCGGTTCATCAAGCGATCTTCGATCACCTGCACCCGGATCACTGAGAAATATTCCGGGCCGCGCGCGTCGGGCGCCGAGGCCTGGAGTTCCGGCTGCAGGATGACGATGATCGCGCCGAGCTTCCCGCCCTTCTTGTTGAGCGTGGAGAGTTTTCTCAGGATGTCGGCCTCGATGACACCCTTGGTCTCGGCGATTACCGTTACCGTCGCGAGGTAGCCGTCACTCTCGTAGAGTGCGCGGTAGAATTCCTGATCGCGTTCGAGCGGATCCATCAGTTGTTCCCTCCATCCATCGTGCGGCCGCGCGGACCGCCCAGGCTGCGCTGCCACAGTCGCGTGGCATAGCTGAGGACCCGGCGGCCGATTTCGTCCTGCACCGTTTCTTCTGCGGGCAGCACGGAAGGATCGGGCTTCTGGCTCACAGACTTTTTCAGCCAGAAGACGATCTCGGGTTTGCGCTGCCCGATCGCGCCGCCGTTGCCGGAGGCAGCGCCCCGATCGAGGGCGCGGTTGTCCCGTCGCGCCAGCGCGTAGGGCTCGCCGCCGCGCCCGAAGACCAGCACGAGGTCCGGAAACTCGGCCGCAGTCTTGCCGTGGGCCTCGGCGATCGCCGGCTCTGTGAGATACTTCTTGCGGACCGGCTTGATGACGCCGCCGTAGTACCGCTGGGCCATGCCGAGGTGGTTGATCGAGATCATCACACCGCCCTCGACAGGGCGCCAGTTGGTGGCGCGCGCCGCGTTCGCATAGAAGTGAGTGCGGCTGCCGCCGAGAGCATTCGGCCGGTCGCGCTCCAGCGTGCGGAGATGGTCCTGGTACACGCGCACGCCGGTCTCGCCGACCACGCCGTTGAGCGCCTCGGGCTGCAGGCCGGCTGCGAATTCGGCGATGGCATCGCTGGCCCCATCGTTGACGTTGACGGTGATGCCGATCATGGCGCGGTGCCTCCGATGAAGCGGAGCACGCCGTCGACGACGCGCGCCTCCACGCCCTTGGATGCGAGATCCTCCACCATGGCCTGCGCCAGGGAGTCGGTCGAAAGAGCAACGGCGAGCTTCAATCCACCATTCGCCGTGGGCGGCAGCGAGGCCACCTCGTCATCCTCGCCGATCACGCCGAGAGACACGGCCTCGTCCCGATCGACGGCGCGCCGCCCCACGCCAGAGTTAAACGCGTAGGGCGGGTAGTTGTTACCGAGCCCGTCGGAGAAGAGATCGGGGTCGCCAAGACGTTCCCACACCTGGGAGTCTTTGCGCGCGATCATGCGGCCGTCGCCGTAGAATTCGCCGCCGGCTTTCACCCAGCGCGCCGCCCAGTCGCGCATGGCTTCGGGATTCTCTGGCGAAGAGAACCGCACCAGCTCCCACGCCGGGAACTCGTCGCGAATTGCCGGCTGGTCCTGCTGGATCGCGCGGCCGAGTTCCTGCATTTGCTGCACGTTGGTATCGATCTGCAGGTTGATGCGGCGCTCGCTCGACAGGTCGGTGAGGCTGCCCTCTTCGCCTGGCACCGGCTGGTAGCCGAGCCCGTCCACCAGCTCGCGCAAGCGGGCCCGGCCTTCGGCGCGATTGAGCCGGCCTTCAAGGATCTCCTGGGCAACGTCCTGGATCTCGCCCACGTGCTGCGCGTTGGTGCCACTGGCGGTGAACACGGCGCGGCGACGCAGCTCCGGATCGAGCGTGCTCAAGAGGCGCGTGCGAAAATCGGTCGGCAGCAGGACGCGCGCGGCGTTCGATTCGAGCGCCTCGGTAAACGGCAATGGAGCCCGATAGATCATGCTGCACCTCCAGATCGGTGCTGGCGCAGGCTCCGCAAATGCCCGCGCAGTTGCGCCGGTACCGGATGGACCGTCACGAGCGTTTTGCCGGCGAAAATATAAACATTCTCGCCATGGATCCGGAGGTTGTTCGCCGAGCGTTGACTGAAATAGAGGCGATCAAGGTATCTCTTGAGTTGGCCTGTGGCATCCGCCTGGGTGAACCCTTCGCGCAGGGCAATCTCCGCGGTGCGCTCCAAAGCGGAGCGATGTAGGCCCAGCCGTTCGCGGCCGCGCTCATGGGCATGCGCTGTGATGTGAGCCGTCATACGCGAGCGAGAGACTTGAGTTGCCCGTCATTGAGCAGGCCCGGCGTGGGCGCGGCCTCGGCATTGATCCACTTACGCTTGCCGATATGATGATGGATGACGGCCGCGGGGTTCTCCCCAGCATGCACAAAACAAGCGGGCCAGTTGAGTTCGCGCGGCAGCACAGGCGTGCCGAACAGGTCGGCAACAAACGTCCACGCGTGCTGCTCGAGGAGCCGGCGCTCTTCGGGCATGGCTCCGGTGGCGATCAACTCGCGCAGCGCCAGGAAGCGCTCGCGGTACCGCTCGATCAGCCGAATGCGAACATTGCGACGCGGAGCACCAAAGAAGATGACTCCCGCGCAACGGCGCACGATCATGTCATGCGGACCAGGATACCGCTTGCCGAAAGCGCCCTCGTCAGCGGGCATGGCAATCGGCTCATTGATGAACGACTCGACCAGCGGTATCGGATCGCCCACCAGCCAGGCGTCGGCATCGAGCACCAGAAGCGGACCCTCGAAATGCAGCAGCGCAGCGCACACGATCGCCGCCTTCCGGTCGTATGGATAGCGGGGATCGACCAAGTCCTGATAGGCGCGGCAGTCGAGCTGGCATTTCACCGCGGGAATTTCGACCGGCAGAACGTCGTCGGAAATGATCGTTACAGGCGCGTTGCAACCGCTCTGCCGGTAGTGTTCCAGCCACTCATCGAGCCAGCGTCGATAGTCCGGATGGTTGCCCCAAAACGGGACCAGGATTTGGATCTGTGCCGGACCGTTCATGGCAGGATCCTCTTGGAGAACTGCGCCATGAAGCGCAGCGGCGCGCCCGTGCGGAGTTCGGCGCAGGTCCACTGGGCGGCGGCCAGGAGTTCGCAGTGCGCGAGCAGCTCGTCCGGATCGGTGATCCCCGCGACCCGGTGATAGTGTGCGGAGGAATCGCAACCCACGGGCACGCCCGCGCGCAGCGCCTCGAGCCCGGCGGTCGAGTTGAAAGTCAGCGCGGCCGCGACACCGGCGAGCTGGTTGGCCAGTGGCTCTGCCGGATCCATCACCGTGTGCGGAATCCGCAGCGTGGTCAGGACATGCCGAGGATGCGGCCGGTAGAGGATCGTCCAACCTTGCGCGTAACATTCCGCAGCGCGTTCGGTCAGCCAGGAGGCGAGCCCGTTGACGCTCAGGTGGTGCTGGGAGTCGTTGGGGACCTGGCCGAGAACCAGGAGACGTTTGTTGCCGGGGCGGGCCTGCCGCGGGGCAATCGTCAGCCCATGGGCGAGCCAGCGGCGCGGCGAGCGATGGCACCGCGGCGGAAGCCAGTTGAGCTGCCCGAGGCCGAGTTGGTTGTAGCCCTCTTCATCGTCGCCGCCCTCGGCGCGGTTGAACCACCCACAGTCGAGCACCAGGAGAGGAACATCGAAACCCGCGAGGATCCCACGCGGCCGCGCTGCCTCGCGATGCATGCCGCAGGTGAAGGCGAAGCGCGGGCGGGCCGACGACAGGAGCCGCATGAGGTCATCCGCCGATGCCGTTTCCGACACGACCTCGACACGGCCGCCGAGCGCCGCGACGCCTTCGGCCATCGCTTTCATGCGAGCCTTGTGAGGGTAGCCGAGTTGGAGTGCGTACCAGGACATGATCAGAGCCCGCTCATTCCCTGGCGGGTGAACTTGCGGCACGTGCCGGAGATCACCTGCGCGTTGCCCGAGCCGGCCTGTTCAGGCGCGGCGGTTTCGGGTGGCACGATCGCCACATCGCAGGCCGCGACATCGCGGAGGAAGGACAGCGCGTTGTCGTTGGCCTTGCGCCGGTCTTCATCGAGAAGGCCGCCGCCACCGGGCAGGCGGGTCGCGAGTTCGAAGCGGATCCGCGCCAGCGCGGCCGCACTGCACTCGTCGGGAATCGTGACGCCTTCGCCCAGGATATTCCGATCGCACGCCGCGACACGGGAGCGGACTTCGAGGGTGATCTCGCTGATCACGCCAGGCAACGGATCGGCCTGGCCGTCAGCGATCGCGGCCGTGCGTGCGGCATCGAGTTCCGGGGCGGCGAGCTTCCGGAGGACATCGGCTTCGGTGAGGGTGATCCAGGCCATGGGTTAGACGCAGCGCGCGGCGACCTGGTTGCGCAGTTCGCAGGCGCGGATGGAGGCGGCAGTTTGTTCCGTAGATCCCGGAATCTTATCGATCTCGCAGCAGAGCTGGAGCAGCTGCTCGGCGATGTCCGGCAGGTTGGCCGCGATCTTCGTAGAGAGCTGATAGCCTTCGAAAGGCCACAGCTTCTGCGCAACGCGATCGAGGCAGACCTTCCGGCCCATTTCCTCGTTGTAGTTTGCCTTGTCCACGGCGCCGCTGGCTTCCACCAGGACGAAGCCGTTGGGCAGCTTCACCGTGACGACGGTGACCTTGTCGAACTTGGTGCAGACATCGATTTCGCTCTTGGCGAGCAGGGCGTCGATGTCGGCGCGGGTGATAGTGGTCTTCATGGGATGGCGGGATGGTTTCTAAAAAAGCCCCCGCCCGATCGGGCGGCGGGGGCGAATCCAGAAAGCACCGGGCGATTACGAGCCGGCGGTGATGGTGAGCTTCTCGGCGCCCACGTCGGAGGTGCCGACGATGTCGTCGTAGTGCTCCACGGTGATGTCGATGAACTTGGGACCGACTTCCTCGCGGTGAACGCGCATGTCGCCGCCGCCGTCAACGGGGGACACGAACTGCTTCACGTGCGTGGGATCGTTTTCACCGACGAGATCCTGCGCGTAGAAGAACACCGCGAGGGATTCGAGGATGCGGGCCTTGGCCGTGCCGCTCTGCTGGTAGAGCGACGCGAGCGTGCGCATGTCCTGCAGGCCGATCAGCTGGCCGACCTCGCTGGCGCTCTTGCCGATGCCGGCGAAGTTGCCGGCCTTGTCGCCGCCCGAGTGGGCCGACGCGCGCAGGTTCCAGGCCGTGAGGCCGATGAGCCCGCGGTTCGGGAACAAGCCGGAGGCGAGCTGCCCCGCGGCAACCGCGGCGCGCATATCCTCGTCGGGTTGGGATTCCGAGCCCCACGTCACGGGAGTGTTGTGGGCGAGACCGAGCACCGCGGTGACGGCACGACGGAGCTTGTTGCGGTAGATGCGCTGGCGCAGGAGGAGCACGGCGCGCTCCTCGGACATCAGGCCGCTCATCTGGTCGCGATCGAGACGCGTGGTGAGGCCGCGGTTCTTCGTTTTGCCCAGGACGGTTTCGCCGCTGTATTCAACGCGCTTGAAGGAGCTGCCGATCACGCGCTCGTCATCCGTATCAGAGAGGAACGCTTCGGCGTTCTTCGCCTTCTTGAATTCGTAGCGGCGGGCGGACGGTACCGGCGGCGCGATGTAGGCGACCTGGCCCTGCAGGTCTTCCTTGTCCTGCCAGCCGACGAGATAACCCGTGAGGCCTTCGGAGTAGGTGGCGGTGGTGAGACGCGACTCGTTGGCGAGCGCGATGGCGCCGGGCACGAGCCGCGCATAATCCGTGAGGATGGGCGGGCCCTCGTTGCCGAGCGAGACGAGCGGAAAATTAATCTGCTTCATGTGAGTTTGGGTTGAGTTGGAATCGTGGTTGGAGATGCGCGTCGGTTTAGGATTCGACGGTCACCTGATGGGGCTGGCAGTCGGCGACGTGGACCAAGTCGCCGGTCGTCGCCTGGGTGCCGAGCGCGACGCCGACGACCCAGTAGGTGCCAGGCACCTCGGAGAGCGGGGCAACGCGGCCGGCGGCCGCCGGCACAAGTCGGTCCTTGAACGTCACGCCGCCGGCAGCGACGCGCATGAGCTTCGTTCGACCCTTGCCGAGCTGCTCGACGGTGGTGCCATCGCCGGCGGCCGCGGCTTCCTGGACGACGCCGAAGGGCGTATCGTTGACGCCGCAGACATCGATGCCGCCGACGGCAGCCCCGAGCTTGCCGAGGGAGTAGGTCTCGGCGAAGGCATTGTCAGCGGTGAACGGGTCGAGCCCGTCGGCATAGGTGCCCTCGCCGACGTTGGCGAGAGGGACGAATTGCGCGCCGCGAGGGCGCGAGGCGATCCAGCTGCAGAGCAGCGCGATCACCGCGAGGATAGCGAGGAGGGTCATGATGGTATTCATCGGGAGTTGGTTGAGGATGAGTTGCGGGATGGAGATTTCGGTTGGAGCGAAGGGCGCGGCCTACTTGGCCTCGCCGGCTTGCATCTGCTCCCAGAGCGCCTTGCCGGGCTTGCTCGTCTTCACGGTCGCCCAGGCGCGGTCGCGATTGTTGCCATGTTTCGGGAGGGCCTCGTTGACCAGCGCCTCGAACTGCTGCGCGGCATCGGAGCTGGCCTGGCGGCCGCCCATGTTGCCGGTCATCGGCGTGATCTTCACCTTCACCGACTCGTTAGCCAGTGCGGTGGACTCGGCGGTGAAGTCGCGCTCGAGGCGGCCGGCCCAGACGGGCTTCTGCGCCTCGGTGATGCGGCCGTCGCGGATGGCGTTGTCGACCAGGGTGCCGATGTAGGCCTTGCGGGTGAGCCCGTGCGCGCTGCGCTCGTTGGCCAGGGCCATTTCGGCTTCGGTCTGTTTGGTCTTCGCGGTGTCACGCTCGGTGGTGAGCGTGCCGACGCGCGTTTGTTCGTTGGCCAGTGCGGTTTGTTCCGGGCGGGCGAGAAGGTTCTTCACCTTCGTGGTGACGTTCTCCTGGGTGGCTTCGGCTTCGTTGGCGAAGCCCAGGAGTTCAAGGAGCCATTTGGGCATGGTGGTATCGAGTTGCGGGTTGGATTGGTCCGGAGAACCGGAACGGGAATTGACGAGGCTCGTGCCGTGGATGTTGGGATTATCCGTGAGGCCGATGCTGAGGAGGAACGCAGGCGTGAAGACATCCCGGCCGTTCTCCTTCGGGCCTTGGCGCGCGAGCCAGTGCGGCGAGAAGTACCTCAGGCCCTTTTCGTTCACGAGGGTGGCGCCGTCGCCGGTCAGGACGGGCTTCACCGCGAGGCCATCGTCGCGCACCTCAAGATCCGCGATCGAACCGTAGTTGGCGCGGTCGGGATAGCGGCGCTTCAGTTCCTCGATCGAAGCGCGGATGCGTGCGCGCGTCGCCTCGTCCTTCGCGTTGGCGAGCGATTTCTGGCGCTGATCAACCAGGTCGGGATGGCCCTTGTAGATCGGGAGCCCCACGATCGCGCGTTTGATCGTGTTCCAGGTGTTGCGGAAGTAGCCCTCGATCTCCTCGGCCTGCTCGCGGCCGAAGCGCTGCAGGCCCTGCTCGTGCATGTGCTCGCCGTAGGGAATGATAGCCCAGCCGTGGTCATCGATGGCGACGGCATTGCCGAGGCCGATCAGCGGCTCGCCGGTGGGCGCAGCCTCGTTGCCCAGCGCGACGAGCTGCTGGAGATTGAGCGTGGGGGGCTCCATGTAGATCAGAGTTTTCATCGTGCGGAAGTGGGACGCTGCGCGGCCTCGATCGCTCCGGAGGCGACGCCGGTCGCGAAGACCTTCGTCCAGGCGTCGATCTCGGCGCTCGTCGCTCCGCGATCGCGCAGGATCTGGGGCGCGTCGTTTTGGAGCTTGAGGAGCGCGACATCCATCTGCTCGTCATCCATGCCCAGGATCTCGACCAAGCGGTCGCGCAGCGGCCGCAGTGCCTCGGACTTGGCGAGGGCGATGTCGCGCAGCGCCTGCGCGCGGAAGATTTCCTGGCGAGCGGAGGTGGCCAGTTCGTTAGCCAGGGCGGGATTCATGCCTGGAAACGGCTGGCCACCGGGGAAGGCCGGCGCCGGAGCCAGTTCGCGCAGCAATTCCTCGCCCTCGAGCGGCTCCGGGAGCGCAAGCACCTGGCGCACGTACTTCCGCGAGATCGGCACGCCGAACTTCTGGGCGGCCTCGATCCGCTTCACGTCGCGATCGACGGCAAGGCGCGGCTTCGGGATCAGGCGGAAGTAGGCCTTGGGCTCGAGGGAGCCCGTGCGCAGGCGGATGACTTCCGCGTCGACGTAGTAGTTGAGCGTCTCAGTGACGTGGTTGGCGTCGTCCTCCTCGAGGTTGTCGAGATCTCCGGTCTGCGCCTCGGAGCCGACGGCCTGCTGGCCGGCGGACATGGTGGCCAGGTCCCCGCCGAGCCAGATGCGGGAGATGGCGCGGTCCATGCGCTCGACGAGCGGCTGGTGCGGCTGACTGCCTGACTGCGCCACGGTGATCGGCGTGATCTTCGCGCCCTCGTTGGTAAGGAGCGCCAGATCCTCGCCGAAGTGCGCGAGGGCGTCGGCCATCGCCTGCCACTCCGGCGTGTCCTTCGCGGCCGAGGTGGTGCCATGGAGACCGGGCACGCCGTACTTCTCGCAGAAGCTCACCCAGGACTTCAGGGGCATCGTCTTGAACATGTAGGCGATCGCCGTGGCCTTCATGAGGCCGTCGCCGACGGTCACCATCCAGCCGCCCGGCTCCAGCGGCACGCCCTCGACCGCGAGGTCGCTCATCAGGAAGCGCAGCTTGCCGGCGGTCCGCTCGAAGAATGCCAGCGGCACGAAACGAAACTCGGCCGAGAGACCGGACGGGGACGGTCGCCAGACGATCTCATGGACGGCGTACCGCATGCCGATGCAGCTGAGCATCTGCTTCACCAGGAGCCGCACACCGCCGCGCTCGTCGGCATCGAGGGTGTGGGTGACCTCTATGTTATTGTAGAAGGCGGTCAGGATCCCGGCATCGCGCTCGGCTTCGGGCGAGTCGTCGACCTGCAGGATCTCGTAGTTGAGGCGGGCGGGTCCGCGAACGCGCTTGGTGGAGCAGGTGACCACCTGGTCGTCGCGTTCCGCGATCTGGGAGTAGGACTCGGCGGCGTTGCGGAGGAACCCATGGTCCCAGGCGTCCATGAAGGAGACCAGGCGCGCCGGGGTCAGGCCCCGGATGGGGTTGAACCGGCTGGCGATGGACTGCCGGGCGCGGCCGGCAGCGAAGGCCGGCTGGGTCTTGGCGGGCTTTTTGGCCATCAGCGCACCCTCCCTTCCCCGGCGGGGGCGCCGCCGAAGGTCGAAAACGATGGTTTCGGGCGCCTCAGGACCCCGTTGCAACGCCGTTGCAAACCTCTCAGGAGCGATTCCGGGCCTGCCCCGCGAATCAAGGGGGCCAGAAACGCGCTAATGCAAAAGAAATGGGTGGTGGGCATGGGGTCAGATTCCGGCAAATTTGGCGGTGCGACGGTCCCGGCCGGACTCGTCGGAGCGGCCGATGCGGGCGGTCTGGACCGGGGCTGCCTTGTTCCCGCCGCCCTCGATCTCGGCCAAGGCGCTGTAGGCGTCGGCCAGGAGGAAGTGGTTCTCGACCTTGTCGACGTAGTCGCCCGGCTCCCCGTTGGCGGCCTCGGCGCGCTCGGAGCCGACCAGGAGGTGATTGTCGAGGGTCTCCAAAACCTTCGGGGAACCGGCCCCCTGGCGGGGCAACCGCATGGCCGGCTGCATCCGGATACGGTTCTTGCCGCCGGCGACCTGAATGACCTCCGAAACGTTCTCGCCGGGGGTCAGAAATTCCCGGACCGCCCGGTCGATGGACTCGAACCGGTTGCAGCTGATCTTGGGAACGAACATCTGGTGTCCGCCTTTCTCGAATTGGTCGAAGCCATGGCTGATCCCCGCACCGATGTTCCGCTTGGTGAACTCGACCACGAAGCAGTGGCAGCCCTCCCAGCGCTTGCGGTTACCATTCCAGCGGAGACCACCGGGGAAGCTGATATGGCCCTCACCTTCCGGAACGACGGGCCATTTCTCGACGCTCTCGAGACCGTTCAGCTTGAGCGCGATCGTGCGCGCGGCATCAGTCTCGGGCGCGATGTCGATGCAGAGGCACTCCAACCCATAGAGGGAATACAAATCCACGGTGCGGCTGACCAGGTTGCCGACGGCGATCTGCTCCAGGTGCCGAAGCCGTTTTGCTTCGGCAGACTGAACGTCGCGGGCGAAGAAGAAGCAGCGGCGGCCGGTATCGACGCCGCCAAAGCTGCGGGCGCCCGTCGCCTGCATCCCCAGGTCGTACACCTCAACCCCGCGGGCCCGATCGAGGATCGCCGGCGAAATTTTCTGGTCGGTACTCTCGGGCAGGCCGAGAACGTCGCAGAGGAAGGAAACCATGTCCTCGGGATCGGCGACTGCCCGACCCCAATGCGCGACGATCTGCGAGAGGTCGATCGCGGCGATGCTCAGCTGGGAAATGCGGAATGACCAGTTGCGCAGGGCTACCTGCTCCGGCCGGCGGTGGTTCCACTCCACCTCGCCGACTCCGCGACCGAGCTGCTCGCCGCATTTCGGGCAGGCGGTGTAGTAGTGATGTTCCGGGGAGTGCACCGCCAGGACTTCACCGTTCAGGTCCCGGCGGAAATCCGCCGTCCGCTGCAGGATTGGATCACTGCGCCTCGGCGTGCCGTCCATCGCGACCCGGATGCAGTGCGGGAAAGTCTCCTCAAGATTCAGCGAGGTGCCGCAGCTGCACCCGTTGATCAGTACGCCCTGGCTGCCATCCTTCCAGGACTTGTTCATGCCGCGGCCGGCGACGCGCTGGGTGCCAACCTCCATCATGAACCGCTGGTCGCTGGACGTCATGCGGCCGCGGACGAACTTCTTTTTCCTCGGGTCGATGTCGTCGACCTCATCGAGAGTCGTAACGTCGAAGGTGAAGGAGGTCGGCACCTTCTTGTTCAGGCCGATGATCATGCCCTGGCCGTTGCGCACGCCGTCGGTCACCTGGAAGGCGCCCTTGCGGTTGACCGACTTACCGGACTTGTTCACCGCCCGGCCGACTTTCGTCATGTCCGCGAACCATTCCTGCTGGTCGAGGATGTCCGGCCGGAACTTCGTATCGATCATGCCCTCGACCAGGTCGCCGTCGGGCAGATAAAACCCCCAGCGGCCAAAGCGCACGCCGGTGTACCACGCCGCAAAATTGAGTTCGAGGATCGACTTGCCGAACTGGGCGCCGCCGGCGAGCGAGAGCTTCGCATCCTTGAGCGGCTTGCCCGTCTCGCTGCCGATGATCAGGTCGATCGTTTTCACCACCTCGATCAGCGCCTCGCGACCGGTGAAGGTGTACGGGCCATATTCGCCCTTGGCCACCGGAACGCGGGCGCACTTCTCCAGGAACTCCTGGAACGTTTTCACGTCGGGACCCTTCACCGTGCGCTTGTCGGCGTGGATCTTCTCGTCGAACCGATCGACGGCGGAGCGTTTGCCAGGAGCGACCATCAGCCTCGCGCCTCCTTGAGCGCCGACTTCATCGCCTCGAAGTGATCCAACGCCGGCGGGCAGTCCTTCACGGCGTCGTACAGCGCGTCGAGGCCCTTCTCCCAGTCCTCCTTCTTCGCGTGCTCGAACTTCTCGCGCTCCAGGCGAAGGCGTTCCTTTTCCAGCTCGCCCTTGCGGAGCGAGGCGAAGAGCACCGGATCCCGATCCTCCGCGGCCTGGATCTCGAAGCTCACCTGCGCCACCGACCGCGCTTGATCGGCCGTGACCTTCAGCTCCGGCATCTTCTTGAGCGTAGATTCCAGATTGTCCGACGTGCGCACGGCACGGCGCAGCACCCACTGGCGCGGATACCATTCCCAGAATAAGGTAGCAGCAGAGGGCGACGACTGGATGCCGTGCACCTCCAAGAGCCAGGCGAGCGCCTTCTTTTGCGACGTGGCGCGCAACTGCTGATAGAACTGCTCCTGCAGCCCATCGCCCATCGTCTTCAGCACGGCGTCGCCGCGTTGCTTTTTTTCCTTCATGCACTGCGACGCTCCTGGTGCTGTGCAGCGCTCACGGCCATCGCTGCACACGTTGCCGGCACTACGGGCCGCCGGTTCAATCCATTTAGGGGGAAGTTCGTGGCGGGGTTTCCCCGGCGCCGGCACAACGGGCCAGTCAAGCCGGCACCGGGGAGGTCACCTCTCGCACCATCGCTGGGGCGGAATGGAGTGCCGGCGCGCATACCCACACGCGCGCCGGCTTTCGTTTTCGTTACCCCAAAACCGGAGCGCATGAGCACACCGGAATTTCCCTCAGGCTTCTTGTTCCCTGAATCCAGGGCTGCACCGGCCGCGCCGGCAAAGTGCGCGGACAGACCCGAGGCTCCGCCCTTGCCGGCGGAAAATTTAAGGCCCGATGAGACGATGCCGGGCTCGAAAATCACCAGCAGCAGGAGGCCGAGGAGCCCGACCGGCTGAGCGCCGAGGAAATTGTAGGGCACAAAGTTCACAGCCCTGCCTCCCGCAGTGCAGACTCGCCCAGGGCGAGAATCTTCCAGCGCTTCTGCTGCAGCACCGAAGTGAACGGATCCACGAGGCTGCGATCGGCGAGCGCGCGCAGCGCGGTCTCGGCCTGCGGCTCGGTCACGTCGCGGTGGTTGCCCAGGCGCAGCTCCGTGAGCAGATCCTCAATGGTCTGGCCGAAGCGGCCGGCGTTGCGCAGGCGGAGCAGGATGTCGATATGCAGCTTGCTCATGAGATCAGTCCCTTGGTGATGCGGAGCATTTCGATGACGCGGCCAGGGACCGCATCGACGCGGTCCTGCAGGTTCTCGATCTCGTTATCGAGTTTCTCGCGGAGAATTTTGTCCTCTGCCTTCAGCTCCGCGATCTTCTCATCCATCTCCATCCGCTCGCGCTTGATGCGGCCGTGGACCTGATCGAGCTGCGCCTGCGTGACGACGACGGCATGCTCCTGCACGACGAGGGGCTGCGGTGTCGTGGGATCTTTGGCGCGCAGGTTCTTCAGCGCGACGAGGCAACCGAGCACGCCGCCCAAGCCGGCAATCAGCCAGAAAAAGGCTTCCAGCCACGACTTGATAGAATCGGGAGCCGCCTGGGCGAGGAGAAGCATGGTCGGGTGTGCTGAGGGGGGCGTTTACTTCCCGGAGACCTGCCACTGCGGACCGGAGAACTGGCCGTCGGCCTGGGCGCGGAGGGAATTGTATTTGGCGAGCAGCTCCGCCTGTTGCTCGGCGGTGATCTGGCCGTCGTTCTTCATCTGGGCGATGACCGGAAGGAGCGTCTGCGTGAGGGTGATGCTGGCGTTGAGCGCGGCGATGGCTGTGAGCGGATCCATGGTGGAGATTGGGTTTGGGTTCTGGGATCTGGGTTCTGGGTTACTGGGCGGGAGCGGGAGCGGGCGGAGGTGCGGCCATGTACGTCGATGCCTCCAGCAGCACGGCCTGGATGATGCCGAGGATCTTCGTCAGGTTGGCCTTGTTCTCCGGCGTGGGATTGACGGCGTAGGCGGCGCGCAGCGCATGCGCGGAGGCGAACCACTGCTTTGCCTGGGCGCGGATATTGTCGGCGGCCTTCGTCACCTGCGGAGTGCCGGCCAGGAGAGCGCGGTTCTGGTATTCCCAACTCACGAATCCATTGAGCAGGCTGTAGCTCGTCGTGATGGTGAGATCGGCCTGATAAAGAAACGTGTCGCCCTGGTAGGCGCCGGCAGGATCGAGATCGTGGCTGCCGCAGGCGGTGAACGCGAGCGAGGCAACGGCGGCCAGGAGGCCGAGGAGGAGGGATTTCATTTTCATGGGTGGTGGATCTGGAGGTGATATTCCGACTCGAAGATGAGGCGCATCGTGGTCTCGAAATGAAAGCCGCGCTCGAACCAGGTGGAGTGGCCGAAGGTGTCGCGCCGCACGACGCGCAGACCAGGCGTGGCGGGCGTCGCGCAAAATCCGCTCCAATAGCCGAGGCCGAGGGAGCCGTAGCCGAGCCCGGCCCAGCCGAGGAATCTCCGGGACCAGCGTGCGAAGCGCAGCGCGCGATCGCCGGCGGACACGTAGAGATTGAGCTGACCGATCCGGCCATGGCTTAGCGCCAGGGCAAACGCCGGCCAGTCGGTGGCGGCCGCGAAGAGATGGACGCTCCGGTAGTGGTGGCCGTTGAGCGCGATGACCCGCGCAATGAGGTCGCAGCCGTTGCTGTGGCCGACGAGCGAGATCTCATAACCGGCGCGCCGGTAGAAGTCGCACATGCGGCTGATCGCGCGGACGCGCTGCTGCTGACGCAGACGGCGCGAGATGGCGCCGCAGGCGTATTCAAATTTTTCCGCCTTCGCCTCGGTGCGGGAGTTGATCCAAGTGACGCCGCGATCCGTCCAGCCTTGGCTGTCGCCGGGGAGGGTCAGGATGCCATTCACCAAAATGAAGACCTGCCTCATGGTGCGGTCCTCATGGCTTGGGTTCTCCGCCAGCTGGCGTAGTTGGCGTGCGTGACGCCGCGCGCGGCGCAGGCCGCCGAGATTGCGCCGTGGTCGTGCGGGGCTTCGGCGATCGCCCTGATCTCCTGGTACGCCTTCAGCCTTTCCGGAGCGAGCTTGCGGCCGCCCGTGCGCCGCGGCGCGACCGCGACCAACGCCGGCGTCGATTCGTACTCACGCCGACGCTGATCGAGATCGCGCCACGGCACGAGATTCGAGTCGGCCGGACCGCGGCACCCTTCGTGGAAGGCGCGCTCGGAAATCTGCACCAGGACTTCGCCTTCGGGCGTGCTGATGTGCAGCGCCACGCGGTCACCTTCCCGGCACGGCGCAATCGACCCCGCGAAGTAAATCGCGATGGTCTTGGTGACGTTCGTTCTTGAGTGCTGCAGGGCGAGCGGCATTTGTTGCCGCCGACCTTACCGGAACGCACCGCGGCGGCCTACCGCCCCATGAGATCCGTGCGCTCCATTACACTATTTCTGCACGACCTGCCCCGTGACCGCCTGCAGATTGCCGGATTTGTTGGCGCGGCGCGCGGCGATGTTCCGCTCTCTGGTCGCCGCGATCGCGACATCCGTCGTCACCGACTTTCCCTGGTAATCGATCCAGCCGAGGTCGGCGCGATCGCTCCAGGACAGGGCGGCGATCGAAGCGGCAGGAAATACGACCGTGAATGAGCGCGCCTTGCCATGCGCCACGTCGTAGCTGGCGGACTCGCTTACCTCGAAGATCACATCGAGCGGCTCGAGCACGCGGCCATCGGTGGCGATCGCGCGCAGCTGCCGCCAGTCCAGGCTGCGGTAGTTGTCGGCGACGTTGGCGACTGTGAGGGTCACCGCGTTGCGGGCCGGCCAGTAGCCGAAGCCGCGCAGCTGCACGCCGTCGCGGCTGCGAGCGAGTTCCTGCGCGCGAGCCTCGCTCTGCAGGCGCGCGATTTCGGCGGGGTCGGCTTTCGCCACAACGCTCTGAGGATTATCACGGCGGCGCTGTTCGGCGAGCTTGGCCTGCCACGCAGCTTCGTCCGCCGCGACCTTGCGCCGGAATTCAGCGCGCTTGATCTTCGCCGCGGCCTCGCGCGCCGCTTTGGCCTCAGCCTGGGCGATCGCCTTTTCCTCCTGGGCGGCGAGAACAGGATCCACCGGCCAGCGCCGAAGAATGAAATCGGGCAGCAGATCCTTGGAAATTTTCTCCACGGTCCCGTCGTGGCGGAGCGTGATGGTGTGCGCGGTGTGGCTCACTACTGCCACCTCGGACAATTTGCGGCCGTCGCTGAGCGTGATGTCCTCGATCTCGACCGGCTTCCTGGGCGCGCGCGGCGCCGGCTCGGCAGCGAGCAGCGAGAGCGGGAGGAGGAGGCTGGCGATCAGGAAGCGCATGGGGATATTGTACCAGATTGCGCCCGGCCGGGGGTTACAATGGGAAGGAGCTATTCCGCTAAACCGTGCCAGGGCGGGCCGAAAGCACCCTGCTAATCTCCTCATCCTGAGCACGCTGCCGAGCCGCGTCCTCCTTCTCGCGCACGGCGGCCTGGGTGCGCACGTGCGCAATCACCGGCGCCAGCTCATGCGCCAGCAGCTCGGTGCGCCAGTTGGTGCGAGCCACGGCGTCGGCGATCTGGCCGTAGAGGAAATTGAAGAAACCTCCGACCAGAAGGCAGGCACCAAGCCAGGGCGATTCCTCCTGGGAGACGGAAACGAAAATAACGATGAGGCCTAAGATGACGCCGAGCAGTCCGAGGAGCGAGAAGACCATGACGTAGCCTGGGGCCTTATAGATTTTCGAGGGCGCGGGATCTGGTTTCATTTTGGTTTTTTCTGATCCCACTCGTCCAAATCGAACTCTTGCAGGAGCCGATGATGAATGGATGGGAAGGCGTTGGGGTTGTTACTTGCAGCCGCGCGATCCAACAGCTCAGCAAAGTAGGCCTCACACTCTGCGCGCGTAGAAGGACGGCGGTGCTCCGCAGGGATTCTGGAGGCCACCACTCCCCCGAACCTAGCCGGAGCCTCTTGGATCGTTGGATCCGGTTTATCACCTGATTTTAGGCGGGATGTGAATGTAGGTTCGCCTATGTGAATCCCGCGAGCGTTGGCGATTTTCTCCATCTTCAACTGCACGCGCTCGCTCGGCTCCTCTTTGCCCGTTTCGAGCTTGGACACCCATTCGCGGCTTAGGCCCAGCTCCTTGCCCATCTCCTCCTGATCGAGCTTCAGACGGAAGCGCAGCGTGCGGAGGCGTTCCGCCCAGGTCGGAGTCGTGGTCACTTTTTTGGCCCTATGTTCACTTTGATAGTTGACGAAGTGAACTGCGGTTCACATCTGTGAAGTTAGTTCAACCACAGATGCGCACCGCATATCAAGACCGGATTCTGCTACATCAGAAACGCCTCGCCCTCGGCCTCTCGATGAAGTCCTTGGCGAAGAAAGCAGGACGTCCGCGGGAGAGCGTTTCGCGCGCGGTAAACCACGGGATGCACGCGAGCGTGCTCAAGCGCGTCCGGGAGGTGCTCGGTGTCTGATCTTGAGCGCGCCCTCGCTGTGGCAGTCCGCCACATCGACGCTCCCTCCACCACGGAAAAGGAGCGCGAGAGCATCCTCGTTGCCGCCGAGATCCACTTCAGGGGCGAGGCGGGAGAGGCGGCATCGCGGTCATTGTTCCACCTGCGCGAGCAGCGCCGCCAGCAGCTGCTGCTCCGTGGCCTGATCGATCGGGAACCGCCGAAACCGGAGAACGGCAAATGACGGCCGCCCCCGCAGCTCCTTGCGCTCTCGCCGATCGTCCCGTCGCACCGGCGCGTTTCATTGGGACGCAGCAGGGCTATGGCATGGTGCCCGACTTCGATCTCTGGAATCTCACGGCCGATCTGCCCGGCCACCCAACCGACAGCACCGTCAGCAGCGAGACCTTGCTCAAGCACGGCTATCGCCTCCCGGAGAAATCATGAGCGCGACCCAGCTGGCATTCCCATTTGCGTCACTCGACTTCGAGGGCTTCACGACGCTCACGGTCGACCAGATCGCGACGAAGCTGCGGTACACCGCCAACCACATTCTCAACCTGGTGGAGCAGGGCGAACTCGTCGCCGTCGACGGTAAGAGCAAGGGCGTATCCCGCCGCAACTGCCGGATCCCGGTGGAAGCCTACCGCGCCTTCGTCGTGAAGCGCATGACCTCGGAATTCCGCACCGACTTTTTCCGCACGCTCACCCGCGAGCAGCGCCAGGAGCTGATCCGCGAACTCAAGGAGAGCCTTGCATGAGCGCAGAAACGCTTTCGCAGCCCTGCGACAATCAGGGAATCGCTGAGACGTATATCCGGAGCAATCCCTTTGCCCGCCGGCCCCGCGCCAGCACGACTCTCCCGCGCGAGATCACCGATCTGGACACCCTCCGCACCGCCATCCGGCTCGCGAGGATCATCGCCGTGATCGTGTATGACCGCGACGGACGGCTGCTCGCCTTCGTGCGGCTCTCGAAGGAAGAGGCGCACCGCTGCGTGATCGGGACCGACCGCTTCGACGACTTCGCCGCGGTGCTCGAGGGCGATCACCTCACGCTGAACAACAGCCGCGTGGACGGGCTCCGCGCGCAGCGGATCCCGTTTCGGCGGGCCCAGCTCCACGCGGCCGACCTCGCGAACGTCGAAGAATACAAACGAGCCGGCGTGTCCGTGCCGGACTACATCGAGCAGCGGATCGCCGCTTATATCAGCGCCAACCCATGAGCACCCGCGCCGCACAACTCCGCGGACTGATCCGCAACGAAGAGCAGCGCACGCGCGAGCGCGACGCCGCGATCGAGAGCAGTCTCGACGGCACCGCCCCGCACCTCCGCCCGGCCGGCGGCCGCCTCCTGGCGTACCGCCGCCAGCTCGCGGACCTCACCCTTTCGGCTGCGCCACAAACCACGGAAGAACCCTTGGCAGGGTCTTTGGTCCCGTCGTCGGCGCAGCCGGATCCCATTTCATGAAAGGAAATTTCAAAGCTACCAACGCGCTCACGCTCGTGAGCGATCCCCAATTTTCCACCGCGGTGGAATTTTTGCCAAAGCTCCAGCGCTTGGTCGAAGATCAGCTCCAAGCCGTGGCCCGCATGGAGCGGGACGCCGCCCTCCACGCGATCGTGGTCGGCCTTACGCTCCATCGCATCAAGGCCAGCCTCAGACATGGGGAATGGGGAAAATGGCAGAAGGCCAGTCTCGAGAAAAAGAAGTCTCAGGTGAACTACTACATGCGCCTGGGATTGGTCTTCCTCGAGCAAGCCGGAGTCACCAAGCCCGATCTGCTGGCGTTGCCAGGGGAGTCCTTCAGCCTGTCGGAGGTAGGCGACGGTCCGGCGAAGAAGCTTTTTCGCAAGGCGGTGGATTTCGTCGGCGACCACTCCCTGAACGAGCTGCTGCAGGAGCACGGGATCAAGGACGGCAGCGGTCGTGGCAGCAGCGGCGCAGCGAGTGGTGCCGTTGGCGATGACAACGATGCCGCGACCGCCGCGGAGTGGCTCCTGAACCTGCGCCAGACCTACCTCGATCCGGAGAAGGTGAAGACCTTCCCGGCGAAGCACCTCAAGACCGTCGAGATGGAGACCGCCAGTTTCCTTTCCGAACTCCGCAAAATGATGGCCGCCCTGCGCGTCCAGTAACCGCCACCGCCCATGACCACGGAAAACGCTATCGCTACGCTCTCGGCCGACGACTCCACGTCCATGATGCTCATGCCGCCTCACGTGGCGGCGGCCGTCCCCTTCGATGATCATGAGCGCTGGAGCCGGCTTACCTTCGAGCAGCGCATGCGCGTGAGCCAGCTCCTGCTCTGGTTCGGCGAGATGGCGACCGTGCCCGAAGGAATAGTGAAGGCCGCGAACCGGATCGCCGCGCTCAATGGTCACTCCGGCTCCAACCTCGTCCGCCTGTTCTACGCCTTCAAGGCCCGCGGCTGGACCGCCCTGGCGAAAATCTACAAGGGCCCGGCGAAGCTGCCCGACGAGTTTGTCCAGGAAGTGCGGCGCCGCATCCTCGCCAACAAGCGCGGCGCCCGCGCTGCCCTGCAATCGCTGCGCGATGATTGGGCCGACGGCAAGGAGGTCGACGGCTACGGCACCTGGCGCGCCTGGTACGCCGTGCGCCACCCGGAGCGCGACATGCCGGAGCGTTTCCCCGGCGTATATCCCCAGGGATGGAGCCAGAGCAACCTCTACACAAAGCAGCCGATCCGCGCCCAGCAGAAGCTAGCGCGCCAGGGCTTTGCCGCCATGAAGCGGTACATCCCGCACGTGATCCGCGACACGTCACAGCTGCGGCCGCAGGAGCTGATCACGATCGATGACTTCGAACTCGATTTCCTCATCCGCGCCTTCAACCCCGTGCGCAAGCGCTGGGAGATCTGCCGCTGCGCCGGCCTGCTCGCCATCGATGTCGCCACGCGCCGCAAGCTGGCGGTGGCCTTGATCCCGCGCTTCAAGCTCTCCCGTCGCGAGCGCGCCCTGGCTGACCAGCAGACGGCCGCTCACGCCGATCTGGTCGAAGGCGAGGGCGAGACCACCGAGGAAAAGAAAACCCGTGTCTCGATCTGCCGGCATGACGTGCAGAGCCTGCTGCACGTCGTCTTCTCCACGCACGGGCGGCCGGCCGACTATGGCACGACGATCCTTTGCGAACGCGGCGGCGCCGCCATCACCGACTCCTTCGAGCGCGCCCTCGAGCTGCTGCTCGGTGTGCAGGTGGCCCGCACCGGATTGATCAGCGAGAAGACGCTGCGCAACGGCTTCGTGCAAGGCGGCGGCAAGCCCTGGGAAAAGGGCTGGATCGAGTCGCTGTTCAATCTGCTCTGGAACCGCGCCGGCGCGATGGCCGGGCAGAAGGGCAGCACGTGGGAGAAGAAGCCTGCCGACCATGAAGCCAAGGTCGCCTACGCGGAAAAGCTCTTCTCCCTGGACGGCCTGCCCACCGACGTGGCCACCGATCTGCGCGTGCCGTTCCTGACGATCGACCAGGCGCTGGATGGCCTCAACGCGATCTTCGAGCGCATCGAGCGCCGGACGGATCACACGATGATCGGCTTCGAGGAGCGCTTCCAGTACCGCCTGCCCGACGGCAGCGCCTTGGTCGACGAGCGGTCGCTCGGTCTTTTGCCGCCCGAAGAAGTCTTGAAGTGCGAGCCGGTGCCGTATCGCGAATGCCCGCTCGAGCGCTGGGATCGCCTGATTAAGGACGTGCGCCGCGTGAAGGTCGCCGACTACGTCCTCGCGTGCATGCTCCTCACGCCGATGCGCGTGACGCTGAGCGGGCTCAAGCTCACCTTCACGCACGCGCGCGTCGGCTACACCTACTCCGACGCCGACTCCCCGGTGATGAAGTTGCCCGAAGGTTCCGAGCTGCTCGGCTTCTTCGAGCCGTCCCGCCCCGGCACCCTCCACGTCACCGACCTCGAAGGCCGCTACGTCGGCAGCGTGCGCCGCCGCGGACCGGTCGACATCCGCGACTATGCGGCGATCGGAGAGGAAGCCGGTGAGATTGCCCGCCTCGTGCGCTCCTGCGTGGTCAAACCCGTGCGCGCACTCGCCAGCGCGGAGGACGCGCAGCTGCTCGCCGATCGGGAACACAACACCGCGCTCCTGCAGGCCCACGGGATCGCGGATCCTACCGCTTCGCCTGCAGGCCCCGCGACGAAACCCATGCAGGCCACGGCCGGCGCCGGCGCCAAGCCGGTGCAGCCGGCCCTCTCCCGCCGTCTCCAGGCGCCCGCGCGCGATGCGTTCAAGGCCTACCAAGGCGAGCTCGCCCACGGCATCGCCGCCGAGGTCGCCCAGCAGCAGGCCGTCCAGGCACGCCACGCCGAGGTGAAACGCCAGGGCGAGGCCCTGACAGCCGAGGAGTTGCAGGCTCTCAGCAACGCGCCTGCAGCGCCCCTGCCACCCGCCGACCCCGGCGACATCTCGATGAAGGATTTCATGTAATTCGTACCCACCCCTGCCACCCAAGACCGAAAAACCAAATACCCATGAGCACATCGAACAACGAAGAATCCGCGAACACGCCCGGCCAGTCCGAGCGTCAGCAAAACCGCATCAACGGCACGAAGGTCGCCGACGCCACCGCCGGCCTGCCTCCTGATCAGCGCAGCGCCATCGTCTGGCTGCACTCCTACTATTGGGACAGCAACGCCGGCCTGGACGCCGTCGGCCAGAAGATCGGCTACAACGGCGGGACGCTGTCGAAGGTCTTCCGCGGGATCTATGAGGGCAACCTGGAGGAGGTCACCAGCGCCATTGGGAAATTTCGCGCGCTCCTCAATAATCGCGCCTCGATCAACAAGGCGCCCTTCATCCGGACCGGCTTGTTCGACATTCTCGAGGAGAGCTGCAACGCGCTCCGCACCTACCAGAAGATGGGCTTCGTTTATGGCGAGTCGCAGGTCGGGAAAACCAAGTGCCTGAAGCACTACGCGGAAATGGACGAGTACAACCACGGCCGCACCATCTACGTCGAGATGCCGGTCGGCGGCACGCTCACCGGCTTCACGACCGAGCTGGCGGGGAAGTGCAAGATCAGCCCCAACCAGCGCAGCGGGGAACTGCCCGCGATGATCCGCCGCCACTTCCGCGACGACATGCTCCTGATCGTGGACGAGACCTCGCGCGCGGCCGTGGGCGGCAAGCAGACCAGCAAGACGCTCGACTTCATCCGCTCCATCTACGACGAGGCGCAGTGCGGCGTCCTGCTCTGCGGCACGAACATCTTCCGCGACCAGATGGCCAACGTCCGGATGGAGCCGTTCCTGCGGCAGATGCACCGTCGCGTGCTCTTCCGGCGCCAGCTGCCGGATCGGCCGAGTCGCGCCGACCTGAACGCCTTCGCCGCGTACTACAAGCTCCCCCAGGCGACCGGTTCCGCGTACCTGACGCAGAAGGAGACGATCATCAAGCACGGCCTCGGCGTGTGGCTCACGACCCTCACGGCCGCCAGCCGCTTGGCGACCAACTCCGGCGAGGAAATGACCTGGGAGCACGTGAGCAAGGCGCACTCGTACCTCAAGGGGCTGGAGAACACCCCGAAGCAGGAGGACTGAGCCGTGAAGAACTCACTTTTAGAGCGCTTCCGTTCTTGGGCGATAGATAGGGTCGCCGGCCTGCTGAATCTCAACTCCGACTGGATCACCGGTCCGGGGTGCGACTCCGATACGCGGTGGCTGATGGAACTCGGCTGGTGGCTCGATGCTCAGCTCACAGCCCTCTTTATCTTTGTCTATGAGGGCTCCGACCAGGAACTAGAAGACGCCCTCGATGGGCGGCCTCTGGACCATATGACCGAGCGCCAGCGGGCCTGGTTCATCGCTGCGGAAGCACAGGGAGGTGCGTCATGAGCACCACTCCATCCCAGCTCGCCAAGGCAATCGGCGGCGTCGTGCGCCAGTGGCGCAAAGAGCGCGCATGGTCCATTCGGGACCTGGAGAGGGTCAGCGGCGTGCGCCGCAGCGTCATCTCGAGGGTCGAGAACGGCAAAGCCGACGCGCGGCTCAACACCCTCATCAAACTGGCGGAGCCCTTGGATGCGCCGCTATCGGAACTCTTCCGCGAAGCGCAGTCGCTTGTGGATGCCGGGCGCAAATCCAAGGGAGGCGCGTCATGATCTGCTCAGAATGCCGCGGGCCGATCGAGGGGCGCGATCTCCGCATTTACCTGGTCGGGCGCGATGCAATCGAACTCACGCTCGAATGCCGGGCCTGCGACAGTTCATTCAGCTACTGGGTACCTCACAACCAGTGGAGCCTAGAGGGTGAACCGGTCGACCTCACCAATCACAAGCCCGCCGTGAAACCCGCGGCGCGAAAGGTCCGCCGTGTCCACTGACCCCTACATCCGCTGGGCGCACGCCTTCCAGGTGCTCGCCTGCCTCCTCGTCGCGTATCTCGTCGCCTGCGGCCTCAGCTACGTCGTGGAGCGGATCCTCATCTGGCGCGGCCAGCGCCGGCCGTGCCTGGAACCGGAACGCCTGGAGAACGCGCCTGCTCGCACTCCCGCCAGGACGCCCGCCACGAAACTTTAACCCTCCACCCATCATGATCACCCCCATCGCTCCTTCACCCGCCGCCAAGCCCACCGATTTCGCAGACCTGGTCGCGCTCCTCGACAAACTCACCTCCGCGACCAACCAGCTCGACAAGCTGCAGCAAACCCTCGACGCCCAACACCTGGACTCCGTGCGCGGGCACATGCCCGCCTATAAGGAGATCCAGCAGGCGATCGGAGAGTGCGAGGCCGCCATCCAGGTCATCGCCGAGCGGAACCCGCAATGGTTCGCCGACAAAAAGTCGGTCGGCACCCCGGTGGGCGAGGTCAAGCGCACCACCTCGATCAGCCTCTCGATCGCGGATCCGGAAATCACGAAGACCCTGATCAAGGCGGCCGGCCGCGCCGCCGACTTCATCCGCGTGAGCGAGGATCTGCGCGTCGAAGTACTGGAAACCCTCGCCGACGAGGAGCTGGGCAAGCTCGGCGTGAAGCGCATCACCGAACACAACTACAAGGTGGCCGCCGCCGGCATCAGCCTGGGCAAGGCCGTGAAGGCCGCCGAGAAATCCGAGAAGGCCGCCGCGAAGACGGCGAAAAAGGCGGTGGCGTCGTGAAATTCTCCATCGGACAGATCCTCAGTATGGGCACCGGCAAGCTCTGCTGCCAAATGGAAGGTGTCTATGAAATCGCGAACTTCCTGACAGGCGAAAGCATGTTCACGCACCAGCTTGTTCGCGCATTCCACGTCTGTCAGCCGTGGGTTCGGTCGCAGTGTCCATGGCTGGCCACGGTTGAAATGTCGGGATGCAGCCCTGAGACGTTCAAGCAGTGGCTCGCCGATCTGATCGAGAAGCACGGCGAGTTCTTCGAGCTTTCACCGCTGCCGGCCGGAGTGTGGGAGTCGCAGGACCCCGTTGCCGAGCTGATTGCCATGGTGGGAAAGGACAAGGTCGTCGTTGTCGTGGCGCCACAAGAGAGCACCGACGCGGTGAAGGCGGTGGCACCATGAATTCTCAACGATTCGCCGCGCTGCTTTTCCTCAGCGTCCTCCTGACAATGCCGGCCGCGACCGTCATCACGCCGCCCACGTACAACCCCGATGTCATGGCGCTCGATCTTGACGCCTCGGCTTCCGTGAATGGCACCGCGCCCTTCACGTATCAGTGGTATCGAGGCACCGCGACCCAGCCGCTCAAGGTGAAGATCCCCGCACCGGAGGGTGTCCAGCCGACGCTGACGCTTCGCTCCACCTCTCCCGCTGGCATCTACTGCTGCGTAGTCAGCAACAGCGCAGGCAGCGTTCAGTTTCCCGGCACGCGGTTCTCCCTCACGACATCGAAAACCGCCACGGAGCTGACGGTTACGATGAAGAAGAAGTAGCGCCATCGCTATGACTCTCGTCGCTCCAACATCCGCCGCCTACGATAGTCACTTCCGCGACCTCGCGCAGGCGATCGCTATCTGGCAGCGGACCCTTGCCAACGAAAAGGATCCGAAGATGCGCGCGCTCATCCGCCGGGTGCTAAAGCATCAAACCGCCTACATGGCAGCGCTGCGCGAACTGCTGGCCCACTACCGGGCGCAGCGCGGCGAACCCAAAGCCCTGATGATCGATGTCAGGACCGACAACTAGGACGACCGCCATGCCCTCGCTGAACTTCACAGTCTTCATCGACAAGGTTGTCGACGGCACGAAGCCGCACTCCATCCGCGCCGGCGAACGCTTCAAGGTCGGCGATGACCTGAGCTTCTTCACCGGCATGATGTCGAAACGCTGCCGCCGGCTCCGGCCGAACACGTTGTGCACCGCGGCGGTGCCGCTCTCGATCTTCACCAATCGCCGCGTGGTGATTGGCGCGGGCTCCCGCTTTTATCCTCCCGGCGGATATGCGGAACGCCATGACCAGATCCGCGCCCTGGCCGTGCTCGACGGCTTCAGCAGCACGGATTCCTTTTTCGAGTTCTTCCTGGCGCAGGTGCCAGCCAATGACCGGGAATTTCGCGGGCAGCTGGTGGAGTGGATGCCATGAACGCGGTGCTCCCCTCCGAATGTGAGGCGATCCTTATCGGTTGCGGCTCCGAGAAAAGAGCTGTCCCGAGTCGCGCAGAGGAAGTGTACACTTCCCGCTATTTCGCAGCGAAGCGGAATTTTGCCATATCGACCGGCCTGCCCTGGGCTATCCTATCTGCGCAATTCGGCGTGCTCCAAGCGTCGACCATCATTCAGCCTTACAATAAGACTCTCGGCGGCTGCTCTAAGTGGGAGCGCCGCGAATGGGCTGCAGGGGTCGCCCTTCAAATCTTCGAGTGGCAGCGCTACCTGCGATGCGTTGCCATCATCGCCGGCGAAGCTTACGTGTCGCCTCTCGCGGCTACTCTCCTGGCGCTTGAAGTTACCACTGTTCTCCCCTGTAAGGGCCTCGGAATCGGAGAACAGATAGCCTGGCTGAAAACTAACACGCCATCCCGCGGGCAGCTGGTGGAGTGGAGGCCATAAACATGGGCGAGCAATCTCACATCGAATGGACCACCCACACTTTCAATCCGTGGGAAGGCTGCACGAAGGTTTCTCCTGGCTGCGCGCACTGCTACGCCGAGGCCAGAAACATCCGCTTCGCCGCTGGAGCGAATTGGGGACCGGGCGCGCCGCGGCGCCGCACCAGCGACAGCTACTGGAATGGGCCTCGCCGGTGGAATGCGTCCGAGCAGAAGGCTGTGGATGAATACGGCCCGCGGCCCGCTCGCATTCCCCCGCCGCGCGTTTTC